TCTGACCATCCGATAAGGCTTGACGCGGTGTCATCTGCGTCAACGACCTTCCGGAATGCACCCAAGAGAGCTTGCTGCACATATTGCATGCAGGTAGGCTCAATTGCGATGATTCTGGGAGTCTCGAGTGTCTTAGGCACTGCAATGACCCTGACGGGTCGTTCAGCGCCAGGTTCGAGGAATCGCAACCCGGAGAGATCGGCGTGGTACCGGTAGTTGGGTACAAGATGTTCCCCAGAGGGAAACACTTGTTCCAATCTATCGGTCCACTCCGACTGCCGCCACTTCGCGTTTCCGCGGAGACGGTCGGCAGTAGCTCCGGGCCCGTGCTTTGGGATGAGCCGGCCGAGACGGTCGGTCCTTCCTTCCGAGCTGAAGACGAGTTCGTCAACAGCGGATAGAAGATCACCCCACAGCAGAGTACTGATGCGATTATAACGACTGGTCCGATCTGGATCAAGTCGCGCATCGGCATCGCGAACTTCCTGCTCACACTCAACGTACCTCCTGAAAGCGTCTGACTTGCGTGCATCCGTGCACTCAAGTTCAATCTTCGCGAACATCAGAGTTATCTGACGTATCGCTTGGATATGCGCCACAGAGGGTTCGCTGAGCAGCTTGCCCGAACCTGAGTCGAACACATGACGAAGGAAACCTGAGAGGAATCTCGGGAGACCTCCTGATCGTTGAAATCCAACGAACAGGCTGGAGTCAACCTCGCCTTGGTCAAGACCTTTTTGGAGGTCTTTTCCAAAGTTTGGTAGGGTTATCGTTAGAAACGACAACCCCTCGTGTTCGAATCGTCTCGCGATCGTTTTGAGATCGCGAGTGGTGCTTGTGTGACACATGGTACTCAAATCATCGAGTACCGACTGCAAGAGCGGCATGGGGCTTTTCACCGCGCCTCCTAACAGAGGTGGCAGGATCCTTGCTTCATGTCGTGTGACCCGTGTTGATCCGGAAACAGGTGGAGAAGATGACGTAAGTCTCCGGTGTAGTACACTAAAATCGTGTATTCCACCAGAGCGTCATCTTCTTCCACCTGTTCCAGATCGAACTCGCTGTTAATGAGTTCTGCAGCGAGTCGTCAGTTCTCACCACCAAGAAGCTTGGTGATGTTGGCACCAGAAGTCGCCTGCAGATTGGCGAGAAAGCCGTCGATGACGGCCTTCTGCTCCGCAACCGTGTACCCCGTGACCGGAACGTCCGCAACAACATAGAAAGTCATGCTGTACGGAACGTTCTGGGCAGGGAACAGGGGGTCGGGAGCATTCTTCTTGTGCACGATACGCGCTGTACGCCGGATACGCTTGCCATTGGCATGCGCAACCGACAGCTGGATGGTGCCGTCTGCGGTAGAAAACTCACCGCTTCGAACACCAGAGCTGGTTCGCGGAAGCGAAGCAGCACCAGCTGGC